TGCTTGTAGACGCTTCTTGGCTGACTCATCGCCGGCAGCAGCTTTCTTTTTAAGATTGGCAATCTGACTTGCTTCCAGGCCTCTGCGATTCTCAGCATCAACACTGTTGGGGTTGTATGCTTCTTCTACACCTTCTTTGGGATGACGCAGCTTGTTCAACACAGCACCTGCCACACGCTTGCCTGCTTCTTCGCTGCCATAACGCTTGGCTGCACCTGCGGCAATCTTGTCAAAGTTCTTGCCTGGCTTGCCAATGTCTTTGCCAGCAGCAGCCTTCACAGCAGAGTAGTCGCCGGTGGCTCGTTCATTGAGCACCTGAGTCAGTGGGCTGACCTGCTCATTCAGTTGCTTGTGTGCAACTTCGGGAGTGGCACGGATGCTGTCTAGTTTTTTGTTTAGATCGTAAAAGAAACTCATTTTTGTTATCCTCTTGTGTTGTAGCCAGTGGCCGGCTTGGGTTGACGCTTGATTGTGGTCATTGGGCTTTTGACCCCTTGTGGCAATTCATTTGTGGTTTTTGCAGGAGGAGTTCGACCACCAGCAATAGTGAAGTCACTGCGATATGCATTTTTCAACACTGCATGATCGTATGGGCCTGTTGCGTAGTCCTTTGACAAAGCACGTTGAGCCGCATCTGGCACAGGATAAGCCGTGTCCTTGATCAGATCTTTGTTTTGTGCTTCAATGTCCGTGATCTCTTTGTCAATGCTGTCCATGTATGGTTGTGTAAGCAGTCGGATTCGGTTGGGGTTGAATCCCAACAACTGGGCCAGTTGTTGCACCTGAGGCTCAATGGCAGGGTATCTAAAGCTCACATCAACTGATGTTACCATTTCGTTTTCTGCGCCAGGAAAGTCCTTGAGCAGGTGCTGCACTGGTGTGGTTTTTTTCTCTGACATTTTTGCAATGTCAAACTGCTTGAGCTTTTCTTTGAGATCTCCTATAAAGCCAGGAGGCACATCACCCAGGATCTTGATCCTGTAATCATATGTGCGTTCACTCTCCGAAAGATATTGATGAAAATTTTTCATGTTAGGGTCCTATATGATATTTAGCCTTTTCCGGCATTTGTCTTTCTGTCGCCCAGCAATCTTTCCAACAGTTCATTGCGATCCAGCACATGGCCCTGACCCTGCTGTGCTGGTGTGTGGTCTGAGTCGGCGATTTTGATATCCAGATTGGCCTTTTTCAACTGTAGATCAATCATCTTGAGTTTCTTGTTGAGCTTGGCTGTTTTGGCTGTGAGTGCATGGCCCAGCATGGTGCCTGCAACACCAAAAATTTCAGCGGCAAATCTAGAATCCACCTGCATGCCCAGGCTCATCAGTTCATCAAAGGTATCTGTGGCTTTTTGAGCCAGAGCATCCATTTCGATATCAGATGAGCTAAGGTCTCGAATTCCGGGCAGCGCAGCATCGATCTTGTCTATCGTGGTGTCTATTTCAGTCATGGCTGCTTGAGTCTGTTCAGTGGTATACACCACTGTGTGATCCAGGTCTGATTCGTCTGAGCTTGGCAAATCAAACAAGGCCTCAAGTTTTTTATTGGTCGGAAGGGTCATGACATATTTAGCGGCAGTTGCGGCCGCTGATGCCAATCTGGCCCTGTTGCTTACTTCTTGCCACCCTGGTGGAAGATGTCAGCTTCTGTGATCACTCTAAACGTAAGACCATTGCGCTTGGCCCATTTGGTGGCCTGATCCCATTTGGCATAGTTGATTGCCACTATTGCACGTTCCTTTGAACTCATGTTTTGTTCAATTATGCTTTGCTTTCTGGGCTTGATCTCAACCAGTTCTGCTCGGGTGGTATTGTTCTTGGTGCGGTATGTGATTAGAAAATCTGGAATATAATTGTGCATTTTACCATCCAAGGGATGACGATAGGGTATTGTCACACACTCTGACCCCCACTGCATGATGTTGTCGTTGTTGTCCAAGAATGTCATGAACACCTGTTCCCAGCTGCTGCGATAGGTGGGACTCCTGTTGCCCACGTACTTGGCAGGATTTTTGGGTTGGAACGTGCCTTTTGCAAAGTTGGCCATCACTGGTACCAGTTGTCACGGCAGCACATTTCTTGCGGTATAATAGTTGGGAGTCACTGACGCCCCAAAGCCCAGCAGGGTCGAGCTGCTTCTCATGTTGTTGAGATAGTAGGCCAGAGTCTGTGTGAGTTGTATCTGACCTTGACCTTCAAGATTTGCCAAAATATTCAACACACTGGTACCAGTTTCGCTGGCGATTCTAAACAAGGACACTGTGAAATTGCCTGCGGCCTGATCTGTGGTAAACACTGATCTCAAAAAACTATGCACAGCGTCATATTCTTCAACAGCAACAAACTGTTCATAGCTGTAGAATTGATCAAAGATTCTCACCGTGAGATCTACATTGGTATTGATTGAATTGACTGTGCCGTCCATGCTACTCTCGTATGGTTATCACTTGTGTACCACGCTGATTGCCAAGACCAAAAGTGGGTGATCTTGGAAAAACAAATCCGCCATTGCCGCCTGGCTGTTGTCGAACTGCTGCCGGAATGCTGTTTCTCAACACATCTTTGACAGCAAGATTGGCTTCTTCACTTGCTATGGCTCGTAGATCCTTGCCCTTGAATGTGTTGTAGGCTGTGCCTGCTTTTTGCACAGCACCAATCACTCCGGCTAGATTCCCGGCCTGCAGATCTTGTATAATACCAATACCAGCATCTAGCAATCCGCCTTGTCCCAGTACTGTACTGGTACTGCCCGGTCTAGATATGCTGGATCGTATGTTGTCATAGTGGGCAGGATCAGCAAACCCTGGTATATTGGTATCTGGGCGAACAGCACCTATGGCACCCGAGTAGTATTTCACAGTTTCGTATTGTATAGTCATGGTGTTTTGCATGATGCCCGCGCCTTCGGCATAGTTGTAGGTATCATGATTCCATGCCTCTATCAGCGGATTGATCAGCACATAGCTGGCCCATTTGTGTTGGTTCATGCCGTAGATTGTGATATCTGTGAAGAAAGGCGGCTTGCCAGAACTTTGATCACCGCCTGAACCAAGGCCGTTGCTGCCCGAGTTGCTTTGATCATAGCTTTCGCCAATGAAACCCCAGTCGTTGACCGACCGGTCATTGGCATAGATGTCGCGATTGTTGTAGCTGAATCCAGGCAGGGTTTGAATATCACCCATGGTACCATTTTGATTGCTGGCTCCGCCGTATTGCTGACTAGGGTCTTTGTAGTAGTAGCTGTAGTAGTTGTACCACATGTTTCGAATTAGATCGCCGCCATCATCCTGAAATGTCACCTGTACCGGATTGTAGTTGATCTTTTTCTGAATCAGACGTTTGCGATTGTACTGGTTCAGCACCTCGGTGTCTATTTTGAATTTTGGCAGGTCTATGCTCTTGACCATGAGGCCAATGGTGCTTTTCTCGGTGGCTGAGAACACTGCCTGTAATGGTCGGACTTCGGACGTGTTGATATTGAAGTAGCAATGGAACAAGAACTTGTTCCGTGGTGCATACTCATATCCATTGGTACGAAAGGTCTTGGAAGCATGGGCGTAGTCTTTGAGACCTTGCCCACCAAAAAAACCTTGGAGGAAATCTTCTCCCCAGGCCATGCTTGATTAACCTGTGATTACGTCGTTGACAGTTCTAGCAATTGTACTGCCGATACCTGTGCCGTTGGGCGTTTGATTAGCATTGTCAAACACAATAGTCATGGCAATTTGTGCTGGTGCGCTTTCTGCGTAGGCCATGTTGCCATAGTCCACACTTCTCAGGAAGCAACCATACAGTTCCCATGTTTCCAGTACAACAGGTGCGGCCCCGCCATTGCCGCCGTCGAGCACTTCAAAACGTGTGGTAAACTTGTAGTCAATACCAGAAGCAGCCGATGCCATTTCCAAAAAGTCCATCTGCTTCTGCAGTTGCTCGCCTACCAGTCTGCTGACAGCACCAGACGCATCGTCACGCAGATTGCAAGTGGTCTCGGCCCATTTGGCCTTGCCTGCTAGATGCAATGTGCTATTGTAGATTGGTATATCAATGGGGTCAAACGACAAAGTAGGTCTTTTGAAATCAATCACCTGCTTGGTCAATTCTGTTCGTGGTGTACTGACACCAAAGTTTTCAAATATTACTCTAAAGCGATATTTGAGTTTGGGCATGAGCAGACCTTGGTTGCTCGCGCTTTGATCGCTTGCCAAGGGCACTGTCATTCGGGTTAATGATGCAACGGCCATATTTGTAATCTCCTATGCAGTTATTTATCTCTGTTGAGGCCAAAAAAAATGGGGTGTTGCCACCCCATTTCTTGGTCTAACGATAGGTTAAACAGCGCCTGCTCTGGCCACCTGCCCTGCAGCAATTTCGCCTGTGTTCTTGAGACGCAGAGGAATATAGATAAATTCTACAGATTTCACTGGCTCAATAGCAATGTCGACCCAGAGCTCATTGGCATCAATTCTGGCAGGTGTGTTGTTGGAATCATCGCACACTACCAAGAAGTCGTAGATACCACGTTTGGCCACCAGATCAATACACAGGCCGTTGATGGCATTGGCTATTTCGTTTCTGGTGATTTGATCGTTGGGTTCAAACAAGAACTGTTTGCCAATTTCTTCCAATCTGCCACGCATGAACGCAACCAAGCGAGCCACATTGATACGATTCAGAGAACTGGCAGTACTGTATATGGTCTTGTTACCAAAGTTGGTAATACCCACACCCGGAATAAACGTGATTGGGTTGATACGGTTCAAGTACTCAACGTCACGTAGACCTTGGTTGTTGCCAATGGTCACAAACTCTCCAGTTTGACTGTTGATATAACCAATGGTAACTGCATTATCGATCACACCGCGACGTGTGCCAGCAGGTGCTAGCCACGGATAGCTCACTTCGTCGCTGCGAATAATCGTGCGTACCATCATATGACTAGGTGCTGTCACAACTGCGCTTCCTCCTAGGTCTGTGGTCTGACAGCTGGGATAGAACACAGCAGCATAAGGCGTGCTGGTGCTCAGACCGTCGCCGGCAAATGTGCCAAGACCGCTGTTGTCTGTGGCCCAGGACACCAGTTCAGTGCCGCTGGCACCCAGTCGCATGGGGGTATCTCCAACCACAAAGCAGGTGTTGTTGCGTTCATTGCTGAGGGCAACCATGTTTGGAATCAATTCAGGGTACGCTGTACATGCCAAGAGATTGAACACCGCTTGTTCTTCACGAATAGTGATGCTGGTATCCACACCTGACTTGAGAGCTGCTACCACCAATGCACGTTGTGCCAGTCGACCCATGTTGGGTGCGCCATCTTCCCTGTTGCCTGATGCTGTGACCCAGCTGCTGGTCACCAAGATACTCCAGTACGCAGACTGTGTGGCAGGATTCTGATTGGTACTGGCCTGTTTTGCAACATACAAAACTGCATTGTACAGCACTGCATCGCCCACGGCATAGGTAGTGCTGCTGGTCCAGCTATCGTAGGTGAAGTCAGCAGCATTGAAGTAGTTGGACTGGTAGCTCTTGACATTGAATCCTGAGCGACGTGTGTTAAACAGCAACATGCCTGTGGGATACAGTGCAGGATCAGGTGCATCAATGTCAAGATAGTTGCTGGTCAGCAGGCTGGCAATCGTAGGCAGGTTGCCTGTGATTGGATCCACAGTGCCTGTGGTGCTCCAGCGAGCATCTGTAAACAGTACCCCATTCTCAGTGGTCTGATCAGTGTTGTCAATCAAGACCCATTGATTCACACCGTCAACATTTTGCCAACGTTTGATCACTGGATAAATTTCAAGATTGCTGGTATCAATCCAGATGTCACCGTAGACCAACGTAGTGCCGTCGCTTTGTGTGGTAGGTGCTGAGACAGAAATCTGGGGACCTGCTGGATCAGTCAGCGAAAGATTGTAACCACGAACATCATTGGTTTCGTTCTGATAGCCCACCCATCCTGACCCACCCTGGATCATGATATCCACTTGGCTGGTAGTTGAATAATACCAATATCTACCATCAGCAGGATCTTGATCAGGTGCTGTGGCGCTGGCAGTGTATGTCAATGATGACCAATTACTCAATGACAACCATGTGTCGTTGAATGCAGTGATTGGCGGAACTGTGTCTGTAGCAAGATAAACAGTGCGGCAACCTGCAACTGACGTGGTAAAACCTGCTTTTGTTACTGGTGTTGTGCTGTTGGTGTTCTGCAGCAAAATTGAGCCGCCTTGTGATTGAGTAAGCACAATATAACCGTTGCTGTCAACACTAGCACTGACATTTGGCACATTAGCAGCACTCACTGCTCGCAAAAATGCAGCAGCTCCTGTGCCTTGTGCGGTACTTATGGTG